ATAGTCTCGGTTTCCATATTGATCTCTAGGATCTGGAAGCCCATATGCTGCAAAATCTGTACCATCTGTAGCCATTCGTCTCTACTCACCCTTCGGTTCACCTACTAGCAAAGCCTTGGTTGCATCCGCACCATTGGCTAGGTAGTAGTCATTGATATCCATACCTGGTGGTAGTGTAACAATAACTGAGTTCATTACCTCGTTAGCCACACGCTTAGCAAACTCAGCTCCAGGGTTAGAACCATCTTCTTTGATGTCATTATCTCCGACAATGTAGATAGTGTCATAGCCACTAAATAACTTCGGGAAGTGTGGCTTCCACGATGCAACTCCAGGTACACCAACTGCTGGGATACCTAGCATTCCACTGGTAACTACTGCATCTAACTCACCTTCACAGACCACAATGTGTGGTGACTGCAAGGTAATATCGCATACGTTATACAGGTGTGCCTTCTGCCCAGTAGGAGATCCATACTTAGGCTTGCCCTCATCTAGCCTGCGAAACTTGAAACCTACACAAGAACCTGAGGCTGTGATGTAAGGTATTGACAGCCAACCCTCATACATCTCGTGTCCATTGTGAGGTTTTGTAACCACACCTAACATAAACTGTGAGGCTACAACCTCAGATATCCCACGTTCTGCTAGCACGCCTAGCGCCTCTGGACTTATTGCCTGAGCGTATTGTTGCGCCGCTTCCAGTAGCAATTTCGATTGCGCGTTTGAGGCCATCGTTAAACTCCAAGTTCTCTAGTATGCAGACTATATTAACTGCATTGCCACCTCTACCACAGGTCTGACAAAAGTAAAGGTTCTTATCTGTATTCATAGAGGCAGACCTTCGTGAGTCAGCGTGCATCACACAACGCACAGCTACCTCTCTACCCTCTCGTACTTCTCCACCGAAGTAACTTACAATAGGACTTATGGGGATTGCGTTTGCATCAACGGAACCTTTGTATCCTTTAGCTTTGCGTGACCTGGACCAGTCTTGTGTTGACATACGCACCCCTTGTAATCGCACTTACCGTGCCAATGCTCAGCTCGTTTCAGATGACTGAGTTGGTTCTCTTCTCCACCTTTAAGACAGTTCTGGCAGATCATCTGTTCCCTCTACATATTCTTCTGTTGCTTCTTCAGCATCTGACTCTTCAATAAGTTTGTCAATGATTGCATCAAGTTCTTCTGCTGAACTTGCTTGTGTCATCCAAATCTGTGATGTACTAACTTCTCCACCTGGTACTGGCATTACTTCTTCTCCTTAATCCATTGTGCTAGGTCTTGAATGACCCAGGCTTGATCTATTGATGCGTTGCGACGCTTAACTACAACATAAGACAGAGGAACTTCCCCAAGATCCCTAGCCTTAGCATAGTTAAGCGCCTCAACTTGTGCTTCTCTCCAGAACTCCGGCAAGGAAAGGGTCTGCCTGTTCTTGAGTTCAAGGATATAGGTTTCTCCCGATATGATAACAACCATATCGCCCTCATCCTTTGCGCCTGCTTTTGTCAAACGTTCTGCAATGACACCAGATTTACGGAGCCATTTCATTACATCTGTTTCAAAAACAGAACCTTTTCTACCGTTCTTGTTAGCCAAGTGCTCTTACCGCCTCAGCTATTCCCTCTTCCAAAGTAATCTTTGGTGTGTAGAAACTGAGTAGCTTTGTGTTATCAGATACACGGTGCATACAGCCAACTGGTTTATCTGGTCGAGTAAGTATCTCACCTTTGTAACCGACTGCATCCATAGACATCTGTGCTAGTTCAAGGAAGGAAGTTGACCTACCTGTACCAAGGTTAATTGGTCCAGTAATACCTTGGTCAACTGCAGTCATTACTGCATTGACCACATCAATCATATGAATAAAGTCTCGTGTCTGTGTACCTGGACCCCAGACTTCAAACGGATCTGACTTCTCTAATGCTCGCTTGATGTACATAGGGAAAGGATAGTTCAAGTCTTGGTCATAGGCATAACCTGAGAATGGTCTGAAGATATGAACGTTCTCTACAAATGATGCAAGATATTCACCGATTACCTTAGCCATACCGTAGGTCATATCAGGACCGTTAGGTGATGAAGGTGTAATCATCCACTCTTGTAATCTCTTAGCCTCGCTACCCTGCTGGTAATGGGTTGGATAGGCAGCACTAGATGAGAAGTAAACAATCTTCTTAGGCTTAGTCTTCAAGCACCACTGAAAGAACTCAGAGTCAATGCTGAAGTTATCAGCAACTGCCATTGGTCTACCTTCAATGGACTCACGTCCACCTACGATAGCAGCTAGATGGATAACAAGATCATACTCTTTGTCATCACGCTTGAAGAAGTCTCGACAGTCAATGCCACTCTTGATATCAATACCAGTTATATCGTGGTCAGGACCTAGGCGCTTATGAAAGTACTTACCAACGAAGCCTTCGTTGCCTGTAATAAGTACTCTCATCCGATTAGCTTCATCACTTTCTTCAGGTCATCTTCGAACTCTTCACTAAGGTAGCGCACAAACTCTTTCTGGTCTGCACTGCCTACCTCTTCTGAGTTTGCATCAACATAACCTGCATCCATCTCAGCCTTGCCTGCGTATGGATGTAGATGTTCAATGATGACATCATCAAAGTAATACAGTGAGTTAATCTTCAAGCCCAGTGTCATCCAGAAGTTATCCATAAACAGGTGAATCAACTTAGGCGGTGCCATAAATCCTAGGATCTCAATGATGTTAGTACTCATCATCACAGCAGTAGCAAGGTTCTTACCTTGCAACAGGTCATTGCCATAGGCAAGACCGTAGCCCTTGATGTTGATTGCTTCAGCTAAGTATCTATCCCAGCTCTTAGTCTTGACCAAGTGGTCATCACCAAGGAAGTAGATAGTCTTGTACTTACTCGCATATTTGTTAGCCACAAGGTTGAGTGTGCCATTCATACGAAGTCTTGGATTGACTTCATAGATAACACCATCTAGTCGTGGGTAAAGATCTGATTGGTCATCATCAATTGCTACACAGAAATCAGATATAACTGAGTTCTCTTTCAGCGCATTGATGCAACGCTCTACGTTATCTGGTCTGCTACGTGAAGGCAGAATAACTAAATTGCTATTGGACATTTATCGCTCCTTGGTATCCACTCATTGCATCTCTTCTATACATCCAGCCGTACTCATCTTGGTCACCGATCTGACACGCTGCATAGTTTACTAGCAGTTGTGCATAATCGGAAGCATCAGATGTGTGTGGACCAAAACGGTTCTTCACAGCAGCAACAGATAAGGTTGCCTGTCCTGGGTCATATCCTAAAGTTAAGATCAGCGCAGGTAACTGACTGACCTTACCGTGGATGGAACGTCTAGCTGGTGGCTTAGTGGTAGACCCATACTCTGATTGCTCAGAGACGTGGTGTAACACCATTACACAAGCCTCAGTCTTTCGTGCCATATCGTGCAACTCCATCATAATTGCACGCAGTCCTGACCATTCATTATCTGTCTCTGCTGCCACGTTCATTAGGTTATCTATGATGATAAGTTCCGGTGCGATTCCGTAGAGTTCTACGTACGCTCTTATCTCAAGTTCAAGATCATCTATTGAAGGTGATGAATCAAAGACCCATTTGATGTGGTCAATCTTCTGGAAGTGATGGTCGTAATGATGACTGTTTCCAGCCAAGTTGTTCTCAACAGTAATCTGTGAGTGACCTGATGTATGAGAAGCTGCTCTCATCATCACGGTAGTTGTATCAGTATCGGCAGAGAAGAAAAGCGTAGGCACCTTTGCTTTGATTGCATAGATCAATGCGAACATTGACTTACCAGCATTAGGTGCTGCTGCAACCATACATACTTGCCCACGCCTGAACTTAATCTGCTTGGCAGCTAAGCCAGTCCATACGTCAGGTAGTGGTGTTGCCTTGGTAAGCACACCACCCCACGCACGGGACAGATTAAGCAACGTCATCCTCCTGATTTACTTTGATACCGCGATCACGTCTTATTCGTTGACGGTCTCTTGGTGTTAGACCGCCCCAGATACCGTGAGTTTCGAACTTGATACCCCACTCAGCGCATTCCCTTCTATGGGGACAGCGATTACAGATGCTCTTAGCAAAAAGAGAATCTACTGTGGATGCACCAGGTACACCTGATTCATTATCTGGAAACCAAAAGTCTCCACCTACTGTTGCACAACTAGGAGCTTCGTAAAACCTCGGCTCCCGCATTTGTTATCGAACCCAGATGGTATCGCACTTGTCTGTTGCACCCTTTGGTGCAGCACACATATAGCCCTTCCAAGGTCCCTTGCTTGATGTTCCTTCACGAAATGCCATCACACCGTGACGACAGGTATTACCTGCTGGTTGTGTATTATAGTTAGGTTCCTTAGCAGCAACTACTGGTGTTGCATTGAACTGCTGAGCAACTGCTGCAACTGTTGGTGCTGGTTGTCCACCTGTGAACTCTGCACCTGTTGCTTTAATCAAAGTTGCAACCATACCTAGGTCGTTAAGACCTGTCTCTAGTTCCTGAACGTTTGCTGCGTAAAGATTGATAAGTGTTCCATCTGACAACTTGTAGTTGATCTGAAACTTTGTACCTTCTGTAGCCATTTACTTTCCTCCGATTTGCTTTATAGATAGTCGCTGGCTTTCAGCTCCTACCTTCTTAGGGACGAACCCTAATAGTTTTTCTACCTCGCTACTGTCAACTGACTCTCGCCCTTTAACAGTTGTCCAACTCACTTCGATACCTGAATTAGTAGTGCCTAGCAATCCTTCAACGGATGTCTTCAAAGAATCCTGTTGCTTTTCTAACTCTTTAATCTGTGCTGCTAACTGTAAGTACAACAGTGCATTCCTGTCAACATCAAAATCATCAATGATGACATCA